CCGAAGACCGCCGGGGATTTTCACTCCAAACGATTGAGAGCCGTAAAAAAATTCTGACAAATTGCCCCCCGCGAGGTTACACTTTACCCCGCAATCTGTTAAAATGAAAGCGATGTTTCCACACAACAGGCATTGCGGCGGTGGGTTTTCGTTTCCTATGTTTTCGTTTCCCCCCTGGTTATCTTTCATCGCCTGTCCGGTAATCGCATAAAAGCCGGACACTTTTATTATGGAATGGACTCCACATCCTGCTCTCCCAGCCCTCACGAAAGAGGAAATGCTTCGGATGGAGCCCGAAAAGATCCTCGAGTACTACAACACTCGAGAGCAGGCCATAGAGGCCGAGAAGGACGATCCTTACCGCCATGGCTTCGAGCTCGACACCTGGAAGCTTGCGGACGATGAGCTCAAGACTCACTCCGAGATCCTCCTTATGGGCGGAAACCGGGCGGGGAAATCGGAGCTATGCGCCAAGCGCGTAGTCCAATGCCTCGTTGAAAACCCCGGCACGATCATTTGGTGCTTAACGGAGACCTCGGCCAACAGCATTCAGTTTCAGCAAAAGTTGATATTCAAGTATTTGCCGAAGGAGATGAAATCTCTCGGACGGGGCAAAGTCGGTTACGTCATGTATTCGCTTCGAAATGGATTCACGGCTGGCAAGTTCACTTTGCCGAACCGGTCGGAGTGCATCTTTCGAAATTGGAGCCAAGACATCAGCACAATCGAAGGCGGGGAGATCGGATGTCCCGCTCCGCCGGCCAATGGCACTCACAACATAGGCTTTTGGGCCGACGAACTGGTCCCAATGAGTTGGGTAAATACCCTTCGCTTCCGTTGCGTAACTCGTTCGCACAAGAGCCTCTATGATGGAGTGGTCCGCCCTGCGGCGGGCATAATCTCCTTCACGGCCGTAGATGGCTGGAACTCGGTGGTCAAATCGATGCTTACGGGAGCCAGGACGATGAAATCGGCCAAAGCGGACCTCCTCGGAGGTGAGGAAGTCCCTCTTGTGCAACAACCTTTGCGAAAAGCCTCGAGCGTGGTGTATTTTCATACGGCGGCCAATCCCTTCGGCGGATGGGCGGCCATGAAGTCTCAGCTCGAGGGTGAGAAGCGCGAAACGATACTTTGCCGGGCCTATGGAGTGCCTGTACGCCAGTCTAGGGCTGTGTTCCCGGCACTCTCGGATAAGAACTTTCGATCTCCCGAGAAACTACCTGATTTCAAGGATGCTAACTGGGTAATGAGCATCGATCCGGCTGGAGCGAAGCCCTGGACTATCGTATTGTTCGCGGTTGACGCTCACGGGGTAGCCTGGGCGGTCAAGGAATTCCCTGATTTCGGTACTTGGGGCGGATGGATTGATCTGACCAAGGACAAGCTGGCTCCGGGTGAGGCGGCCCAACCGAATGGGTATGGATTGAAGGATTATGCTGAAGAGATTCGAAGGATGGAAAAGATATGTACCGGTGAAGTCATTCGGATAATCGACCCGAGGCTTGGAGCGGCCTCGTATCAGAAGGCTGAAGGCTCGAGTAATATCATAGACGACTTAGTTGGTGAGGACATTATCGTGCAACCGGCCGAAGCTTTGGACATCGAGACGGGTCTTCAGGCGATCAATAATTTGCTCGCTTGGGACCGCGACAAGGAGATGGATTTGCAGAATAAGCCTAAATTGATGTTCTCGGACGAGTGCCAAAATCTCATAAGTTGCATGCAAGCGTATCAGCCCGGAGATTTGAAGAATCCGAGCAAGGACTTCGTAGACTGCGCGAGATATTTTGCGGTGGGAAATTTCGAATATTTCAGTGAGGGGGATATGGTGTCGAGTGGCGGAGGAGGATATTGATTATGGGAGTACGGAAGAAGTGGACTAAATTGGACAGGGACCAGGTCGTTTTGATGCGAAAGGGCGGAGCGGGTTGGCTGAAGATCAGCAAGGCGACGGGCATCCCGAAGAGCACTTGCATCAGTATTTGGAAGAGCGATGCGGTCGTAAAGGAGGAGGTCCCATCCGTTCCGCCCGGTGAAATGGACGGGATCGAGGAGGCGTTCGTTTTGAAACACGTCCCGAACCCTCGACTCATGCTCATAGCGTTCCCAGCACGTGAAGGATTTGCGAGGTGCGTGAAGAGACCGGAGGACAACCGACCGGTAAAATCGAAATTACTGGTCCGCCGGGTGGAAGATGACTTGTACAAACTCGTATAATGAGACTCGGTCTCAATATGAGGAACGCATCGACTGCCTCTTGCGGGACATGGTTGTCGAGGAGGCGCTGGGGGCGCTTGCTAGCGGGGATGACCCTCGTTCGTTCAGTCTTCAGGAAATTGCGGATCACGTCGGGCTGGGCTTCTCGACGTTGAGGAACGTTGAGCAGGAGGCCCTTAATAATTTTAAAAAATTAATGATAAACTCGGAGGAAAATGATGAGTGATAATGGTATGCAAGTACAGGAGTTCAGCTCGGCTAAGCCGGATGTTGATGAATTAAAGAATAATTTCGACCAAGCGAAGGCAAACCTTTCGTTTTGGATGGACAAGGCTGAAGAGGGCAGGGAATGCCGGTTTAACGAGTGGGCGGGCAAGAACGAGACTGGCAAGAAGATCGGTCCCGAAGCGTTTCCTTGGGACGGTGCTTCGGATCTCAGTCCCCAGCTTGTAAATCCGTTGATCGAGGGAGACGTCGCCCTGCTCGGGCAATCGTTGACTCAGGCGAATCTAGTGGCGGCTCCCGTTGAATCGGGTGACGTTGCCTCGGCCAAGCTCGTATCTGAATTCTTGCGCTGGCGAATGGGCTCGATGGAAGAGTTGCAGAGGGAGGCGGCTATCGGAGCGAACTATTTGCTACAGAACGGACTGACTTTCTTCGGGACTAGTTGGAAGAGGGAGACTACTCGGACCTTCCAATCAATTAGCCTGGAGGAGCTTGCTCAACAGTCGCCGGAATTGGCCATGGCCGTTCAAGATCCCGAGATGCAGGGCGGGGTTGAGGAATTGCTTAGTCAAGCGTTTCCAAAGTTGAAAAAGGGACGGGTCAGGCGGGTAATCAAGGAATTGCGCGAGACCGGGATGACCGAAATTCCGACCGAAAAAATGGTCGTAAACAGACCGTGCGTAAAGGCGTACGAGTTGGGGCGGGAGATCATTGTCGATAGTAACGTGATCGACCTGGAATCCGCTCGAGCGATCTATTGCATTCATTACTTTAGCCCCGAAGCCCTCAAGCAAAAGGTCAATGACGGTTGGGATGCCAAATGGATTGACGAGGTGCTCGAGAACTCGAAGGGGACCTATACTGATGAGAGTTACTCGAATAACTTGATTACCTATGGCTCGACCTCGGGCTATGGGGTCCAGCACTTCGAGGGCATGGTTCGGGTAGTCGTTGCGTATCGCAAGGAGATCGATCCTGATGACGAGGTCCCCGTCGTCACGCAAACCGTGTTTGCCGATGAGGCCGAGGGTGCGGGCTATCATAAGCCGGTGGCCTATGACGAGGGGCGATATCCCTTCGTTTGCATTACGAGAGAGAGTTTGAACCATCGACTTTTGGATTCTCGGGGATATCCCGAGCTTTTGAAGGATTATCAAATTGCTTGTAAGACAGAATTAGATAGTCGAAGAGACCGCGCCTCGATGTCCACGGTCCCGCCTGTCGAGTTCCAGGTCGGGAGAAAGCCCGAACGGATTGGGCCTGGTAGTCAGGTTCCCGTCAGGCGGAGGGGCGAGGTCGGATTCCTCGAGATCCCGAAATACTCGCCCGCAAGCATGGAAGTCGAGATGCAACTTCGGGCATTGGCCAATCGGGTGACCGGTCGGGCGACTTCGGAATTGGATGCGGTCGAGGCGAACACGATCAGGCAGAACTTGGTCAATCGTTGGCTGGGCGGATGGAAGGAGATTTTAAAACGGATATGGTGTTTGGATCGGGCATATGCCGGCCCCGAGGTATGGTTTCGAGTTACGAACAATGAGCAAGGAGCATCCTTGATCATGGACGAGACTTCGGAGGTTTATGACTTCAATATCTCTTGGAACTCAATGAATGCCGACGAGGAGAAGGTCATTCAGAAACTCGATACGGTTGGGAAGTTGATGGCTCAGTATGACAGGCAGGGCCAGGCTCGTTATGACGTGTACTTGCGCAAAGTGATCGAGGCAATCGATCCGAACTTGGCCAATCAATTGATCGCACCGGTTCAGGAGGCGACCGACAAGGAGATCAAGGAGACTTCGGCCGACATTGCCAAGATTGCATCGGGACAGGTGGTAAATGCTCCACAAAATTCCAACTCTCAACTTCGTTTGCAAGTTCTTCAGCAATGGATTGAAGGGACAAAGGAGATCCCCGCCCAGGACGTCCAGCAAAGGCTCCAAGAGGATCAAGTCTTTGCGGCGAGGATTCAGACCTATGCCGGGCAACTCGAGCAACAGCAAGCCCAGCAAAGGAACGCATTGATCGGCCAGCTTGGGACCGCCCCCGGAAATGTCCCGGCAACTTCGGAGATAGCGGCATGACGTTACCCGAAGCACTAGCTAGCCTTGCCGACCGGGATGATTTTCAAGTCGTCCGACGATTTATTCAATCCCAGCTCGACTTTTGCCTAGCTGACTTTCAAGACCCGGAGCTAATAGACAATCCCAGCAAGCTGGCTAGGCTGGCGGGCGAGATTGGCGGGCTCACTCGGATCGTCGAGGGATTAAAGGACGAGGATGGCGAGACTGACCCCGCATGAGCAGTTCAGGCGGGCTCATCGCGCCCTTTTGAACCGCTGGCTCGAGGAGAGTGACATTGACGACCTCGAGATGGCTAAAATTGCAACCAAGGATATTGAAGAGTGGCTCGACGAACCTGTCGTCGAGTTCAAGCCCGACCCCGAGCTTGAGGAGTGAAGATCTCGAACGTCTTTCTCGGTGGGATTTACGAGGCTGAATTCGAGGCCGAGGCATTGAGACGTGGGTTTGTTACCCACCGCCCGACTTTGCCGGTTGCCTGGGACTTTTTGGTCACTTGCCCAAAAGGGATTTTGAAAGTCCAGGTCAAGGGGACCGGCTCACCCTCGGCCGATCCGGGCGACTCGTCATTCAAGGTAATGACTTCCCAAGGTTCGAATAAGAAGAAAAGCATTGGTGATGACGTTGACGTCGTTGCTTGCTGGGTCGATCCGGTCCGGGTTTGGTACGTCATCCCGACCTCGGCCAAGCCGACCAAGTGCATTCGACTCTTTGCGGCCTCGCCTCGGAGCTCGAGCAAGTATGAGAAATTCCGCGAGAACTGGTCCCCGTTTTACAATCACTAGCCCTTAATAATTTTCCTGACCCCCTGCTAAAATCGTAACTGGCGGGACATATACGTCGCGCAGATTCAAGCAAGAGAGTGCGAACTCTACAAACGCAGGAAAATTATGGCAGAAAGTTCAACGACCGAGGCTCCGGGTACGGAAGAAACGGGAGCAGAGACAGAAACGCAGGGTTCCATAACCACTTTGGAGGAGTTGACGGCATCGTTCGTTGACAAGGTCGAAGAGGCTGAAGCCCAAGAGGATTCCGAAGCGTCGGAAGAGTCCGAGACTCAGCCCGAAGCAGATGCGGAAACCGACCAGGAGGACGTTCTTTTACAGTCAACCGAAGAGGAATCGGAAGAGGAATCGGAGGAAGAAGTTGAGGAGGAGGAGGAAGACGCTGAAGAGGCCGAAGCCGAGCCACCAAAAGCAGTAGGTAAGTTGCTCAAGCAAGTTAATAAACTGACCGCTCGAGCAAAATCCGCAGAGGAAAATGCCGAAGCTTTGAAGGCCGAGATTGACGCATTGAAAGCCAATCCGCAATCCGCAACCGAACCGCAAAAGCCGGCACTTGAAGAGGTCAATACCTTTGAGGAATTGGAGTCTTTGAGAAAGGAAGCTTTGGCGGCCAAGAGGTGGAGTCTCCAGCACATCGGGAAGGATTACGTAGAGGTCGATGGGAAAGATTATTCGGATGATGAAATCCGGGGAATACTGACTCAGGCCGAAGACTACTTGACCGAGAAGATCCCCGAAAGGGCTCAACATCTTCAGTCTCAAGCCCAATGGGTGAAGGATACCCGAGCGACTCACCCGTGGATCGAGAAAAGCGAAGGGTTTGAGGATCGAAAAGAAATTTTCGACCAAATTCAAAGCCAATATTCGCACATTCTGCAATCCCTCCCGAACGCTGATTTTGTAGCGGCAACCCTGGCTAGGGGAGTCGAGGCAATCAAAGCGGATCAATCCAAAGCGGGCAAGCCGGCCAAGAAAAGAAAGGCCAAGGCTCCACCGCCAAGCGAGATCGGAGATTCCAGCCCACCCGTTCAAACGGCGGCCACTCGAGCGACTGTAGAAAAATCGAAGCTCTTGGAGCGTAAACAACTCTCGGAAAACGATCTTGCCGCATTTCTTGCGGACTAAAATTTACAAAACTTAAAAAAAGGAATTATATAAAATGGCTATTGCAACATCTTACAATGTAGTAAGTACGAAGGGAGCGCGTGAAAATTTGGAAAATGTTTTGCGCACGGTGGAGCCCACCGAGACCCCGCTCTTCGCAACTTTATCACAATCCGCCGCTCCAAAGGCTACTCTGAACGAGTGGCTTGTGGACAGCCTCGCCTCGCCTGAAATTGGTGGAGTAATCGACGGGGTCGATCTTACGATCTCCGATGCCGCCAATTTGATCGACACTCGGGCAAGGCTTGGCAATAGGGTGCAAACCTTACGCGACATCTTCTCTGTTTCGCGCCAAGCGGAAATGATCGACGTCGCTCCTGGCGGATCTCTCTTTGCCGCATCCAAGGCCAAGAGTTTGATTCAACTGAAGAACAGTCTCGAGACTGCAATTGGTTCGGGCAACGATCAGTCCGCAGGGACTTCCTCCGCAGGGGCCAAGATGGCCGGACTCGGAATATGGTCTGATCCGACTGCAACCGGCAACACTTTCGACACTTCCCTCAAGCAGGGCTTCCGTGCAGTTAGTGGTTCGAGAGTCTCTCTCGCCAGCTTGACCGAATCCGCATTCCGTGGACTTCTCCAGGCTGTTTATACTGCCGCAGGATCAAAGGGTACTTACAATCTGTTCGCCGGTCCCGCCGTTATGAACAAGATTACGGACTACACCCGCTCGACGACTTCCAACGGAAACTTTAGTTTCGATCAGGACGTCAGCGGCAAAACTCTCGTTCGTTCGGTTCTGACTTACGTTTCCGATTATTCCACCATCAACATCATCCCCGATTTGTTTTTGGGACGTGTTGACGGTAGCGCAAGCGGAACCGATACGGTTGAGGGTACGGTCAACACTGATCGCGCTTACCTGATCCCCGGCGATGACACTGTTTCGATCAAGTTCTTGGAAGGCATCACCGTTCAGGATCTTCCTGACAACGGAGCCGGAAAAAGGGCATTCTCAGAGGCAATGGCTACCATTCGCGTGGCCAATCCCCGAGCCCTTGGAAGTATCGTTTGATTTCGGTTAGTTATTCATATCGATTGGTTATGTGTGGGGAGCCGGTTTCATGGGGTAGCCGGCTCCCCTTTTTCTTTTTAAAAGCATGAGTCTTAATATTATCGTAAGGGGCGGGAAGAGAAGCGGCGGAATGTCGGGCGAGGAAATGGCCGAATATCTTACGCGAAAATCCGAAGCGGATGCCAGGCGGGAAAAAGCGGGCTATCGCAATCGTTCGATTGCTACGAGGAAGGCCGCCGAGCAAGTCAAGGGATCGGGTGACTTTCGCCTGGTCTCGGCCATCGATTCGACAACGTTCTTACGTCACGAGATCGAGCGCCCCGGAGCAATGTCAGATGCAGAATATAGACGGGATTTTGCCAAAGCGAATCCCGAGACAGTTATAGGCAGTTAATGAGGACCGTCACCTATGCAGACTTAAAGGCTCGCTTCACCTCGGCAATCGGGGTGGACTCGCTTTTAGCGGTCGAGGAGACGGCATTCAAGAACAGCCTGAATGATCGGGTCAAGGGAGCCTGGACAAGAGCCAAGTGGCCCGAATTGATGAAGGTCGTCGAGCTTTCGGTTGCGGCTACCACTACACCCGTACCGGCTGACAAAGCCGTGCAAATCGACAACTCCGCAATTCTTGACGTGTTCGGGGTCTACGACAAGAACCCGTATGCTGACCGAACGGCCGTTCAAATCGATTATCGATTGGTCGATGGCTATTTGATTTTGCCCGCCGAATCGTCCGACACTTCGGTCTTCGTCGTTGGAAATCAAGTCCCTGCAAACGATTACGGAGACGGCACGACGACCCTCCCTCGATTCCTCGAGCGTTACCTTTTGCTCGCTTGCGTCAGTGACTGGTACAAGGCGGATGGTCAATTGGAAAAGAGTCTCGCTCAGGAGCAAATGGCCGAGGAAACCCTAGCCTTGGAAATCGACCGAGTCGAGCGCCTCGAAGGGATGAACAAAATCGCGGTACAAACTTATCCGAGCTATCAACTCGGCGTTTCAATTTTACAAGTAACATAAAAAAATATCATGGGCTTATCAGGAGTAAATATTCTTAACAGCATGGGTGCTAACGGTTGCGAGTACGTGAATGACACGGTCGCTCGGACAAACGGAACGGACGGCTTCACGGCGATCCAATTCACCGAGGACTCGGTCCTTGGAGCAATCACCGGCAAAATGGATGACTCGGCGGATCTCATAAGTGACGCAACGGTCTTTAGCCAAGGGCAAGTTATCTATTGCCCGGCAACTTCGGTGACTTTGGCAAGTGGTGGGGCGTTGCTCTACAAAGCGTAGGAAAAATGCCTAACCTCGGGCTTGGACTTTTTATCGGTATCGGGGGCCAACCCACCGCAAGTGCGCCTGGTGGGTTCGATACGGATTTTGATACGGAAGCAAACATCCGAGCTTCTACTGGAGCAGTGGTAGGACAAGTGGCTTTCGGGACCGACACTTATGACTTGTACGTTTATGACGGATCGCACTGGCGTAAGTTTGAAAACGATTAAATTAAAAATATCATGGCTAGTATACTTGACACATGCACTTCGGGCGCTCGCCCAGCTTCTCCAAGCTTAGGAGACACCCTTTTCGAGACTGACACAAATCGGATAATTACTTACGACGGCACAGTTTGGCGCGTCTACGATTCCGATGGTATCGCATATTCGACGGTGGGCACGAACGAACTTCACTATCCTACGGGACTTTGGTCATCAGCATCCGCTACTTATTATTTAAGTACGTCACCCGACATACACTACGATGCTACTATATTAGACGGTGCTGATGCCGCAAATAACCCCGCAGACGGCGCAGCAGTAAGCACATGGGGAGATAGAAGCGGAAACACTACCGACTACGATGCTACGCAATCCAGTGCGTCATATCAACCCACTTTCAAGGATGCTTCGTCAGGCCCAGGGTCGCAACCCGCGCTTTCTTGGGCTACTGATAAGTTTGATTTAACAAATGCTTGGTCTGTAACTGGTTCGTGTACCGCAATATTTGTTTCACAATCCCTCGCCGCAGGTAGTTTTTACCTTTTAAAAGCGTCTTCTTACACTAAAGCGTTTTGGGAGTATTTTGGGCAGGATTACTTTTTTGGAGGTGGTTCGGGTGCAGTTTCCGACACTAGTGTTTTTAATATGCATACTCTGCACCGAGACGGTACAAGTGCCGAAGTGTTTGAGTCAGGAGGAACTAGCATATACGGGCCTGCGAGTCGTACAAATGACATGGAGATTGAAACAATAGGACAAGGGCAGTTTGGTTATCAGAATGGTACAGTTTCCGAAATTCTAATTTTCTCAAGCGCGCTTTCCACTTCTGACCTCAACACAATCCGCCTCTACATTACCAACAAATACGGCATAACAACTACAGCGTTTAGCTAAAATGAAATATTCAGTACACACCACCTCGGCATCCGCAAAAGCAGAAAATCAACGGTTGATGGGGCTGTTGGGGATACCTGACGGCAAGGGTACTACCAATTACGCGATTCCCGAAGAGCGGGGCGGCAAGTGGTTACTTCGCGTAAAAGAAAGCGGGACTTGGAAAGCCGATGACGTTGCCGAGAACGTCGAGTTTGTCGAAGAACCCGCCCCCGAATTGCCCGAATGATCTATTTTTGCATAATTGCTTGCCTCCTCGTTTCGAGTTGTTCATTCCGCTCGACCTATCCGACTTTGGGAGCAATCGCCGGCGGAGGCGTTGGCAGTATTGCAGGACCGGTCGGGGGAGCCCTAGGCGCAGGCACGGGCGCGATTGCGGGGGAAGCTTTGAAAAACAAGGACGCATTAATTGAGGCCGAGGAGACGATCACTCAGCTTACCCACGGAGATGTTGAGGGCTTGATAGAAAATCAGATGGGCGAGCATCAAGGCATGTTCGACTCCTTCGTTTCCACCGTGAAGAGGATTCTCATCATTGCGGCCTGCCTCCTCGGTGCATACCTTTCGATCCCCATTTTTGTAGCACGTAAAACTGCGGAATCGTGTTCGAAAAAACATCTTACCCGTCCACCTTTTCCAACAAATGAAAAATCTTAAGCCACTACTCGAATTGTATCGAGGAATGACAAAGCAAGGAAAGATGATCACTTGGTTCGCCGCTACGTTAATCGCAATCATTTTAATTGATTGGCTTTGGGGATGATTGACAAGGACTCACTTATCGGGATGGGCGGAACGGCCACGGTTTTCTCAGGATCTCTCCATGAGTATATCGGAGTAGTCGCCGGCTCGCTCACCATTATTTTCATGCTAGTCAAGCTTTACCAAGAAATCCGAAAGCGAAAATGAGTCGTTATCGGCAATATGGGAAATTGGACGACCGCTACGTCTCGGAGGGTGATACTTTTTTTTTGAGGATGAACGCCCGGCTTCGGGCTACCCAATTGCAACCGGGCGAAGTTCAGCTTTCCCAAAACGGGCGGATGAAAAAGGATGGGACCTGGCAACCCCGAAAGGGACTGCAAACTCTTTCGGGAGCAATCACGCTTGACGCTGATGCCATTCGATTGCCCTACGTCATAAGCGCCGCCCAGCGTCAATCCAACGTCGTTACCCTCACGCTTTCCGAAACCCCCAGCACGGCTTTCGTTCCCGGCGAAAACTTTACCGTTGCCGGACTTACCGGGTTCTCAGTAGACCCCAACGGTACGCACTCGCTCGTCTCCATCTCCTACACGAACAAGCAACTGACCTTTGCTCAAACCGCCGCAAACGAGTCGTTTACCACTTCCGCATCTTCCCTCGCCTGGCCGGCCTCGACGGCAATCACAAACACTCCGTTCACTTTAAACGACGACGGGATAAACGAAGTTTACGGGTCGGCGGTATTCTCCGATCCGAACTCTGACAATAGTGACGACTATATCTTCACGGCCACAAACTCGGTTTGCGACATTCTCAGGCTTCGGGATCGAGTAAAATTCAAGGTTCGCTATCCCGGCTCGAACACGGTTTCGGACCGTTGCGAATTGCTACAAGCTTTTAACAAGGTTTACATTTTCCGGGGTAAAAAGACTTCCTTCCAATCGACTCCGACTTTGACCAGTAAGGTCATCACTTCGGCCTCCAGGTCAGGGACGACTATCACGGTAAACTCGACTGCGCACGGTAGGGTGGCCAATGACTTCGTCACCCTTGTCGGCTTGGGCGGCTGGACGGCCAATCCAAACGGTGTATACAAAGTAACTACAGCGAGCACCAACTCTTTCACCGTCACCTCGGCTGATTCCGGGTCGGAGACTTTCAACGTCTCGGGAGCGACCGCTCAATATTTCAACGACTTCACGCTTGTCACTTCGGGGGGTTATACTTTGCCCGCATACATCACCGACACGGCCATCGAGGCGACTGACGGGGTGGTAACGGTTACGGAAGCATCGCACGGGCTAAGTCAAGGGGACGAACTTTCCATCGTCAAAGCTGACGTGCCGGTGAGCATATTTGCCGGAGAAACCGTTCGAGTCTCCGCCGTCCCCTCGGTTTCAATCTTCAAGTTCAACCTCGAAGTCGAGAACGTCAGTCTAGGCCAATCGGTCGGGCTCACGCTTTCAAAGCCCCAAGCGATTTCCTATTTTATCCACCAGCCCGCCACTCCGTTTGCAGTCTTGAACCAAAGACGGCTTTGGATGCCCTACTTTTACACTTCCGATTCCACTCCGACCAAGCGCTCGAATCAGGATGAGATCGTGGCTAGTCAGATCATGGACGGGGACACTTTCGACGTGATCGGGAACCAGTTCAAGATTACCGGTGGCTCGGCTGATTACGTCGTCGCCCTCGAGCCTTTTACGGAGGACCGAATGGTCGTCTTTTGCCGGAGATCCGTTGCCCAAATAAACGGGGTCAGCGGGAGCCTGGCGGATGCGAGAATGAACGTGATCACTCCCGACGTCGGGTGCTCTGCCAGGCGTTCAATCGTCCAGGTGGCAAACAAGATTTACTTCCTTTCGGATCAGGGGATTTACGGGCTCGAGTTCTTGGATCAGTACAATTTGCGCGGGCTCGAGATCCCGATTTCCGAACCGATCAAACCCTACATAGATCGCATCAATCAAGACTACGCCCACAAGGCGACCTCGGCCTATTTTGATGGTCGGGTATTCATCGCTTGCCCATTGGACGGCGCGACCGAGAACAATTACATTTTCATATATTCCGAACTTAATCGGGGCTGGGAATCCATCGACACGGTGGCATCTTCAGGCTTCAACGTTCGGGACATGCTAGTCGCTCGGGAAGGGTCGGAAAATGCCCTCTATATTACCACTTCCGAAGGCGGAGTGCATAGGGTGGAAGGCTTTGACGGGGGCGATCAAATCTCGGTCACCGCAGGGTCCGCCGTATCCGAAACCGTTGCGGTTTCATCAATTTTGCAAACTCGGGAATATGACGTGGATCAAATCGACCGAAAGTATTTCGCTCGGGCCGAGCTCCATTTGAAATCCGATGCCGACTCGACCAGCGATGCGGCTCTTGACTTTACCTCGACCGATCCCGATGCGACTAGGACAGGGACGACCATTTCGGGAGCCTTGGCAACCGACAACGGTGGGGTTCCGACGGCCTTGGCCGCCGATGAGGATGCATCGGTCAGGACATCGGTCAGGCTCCGAGGATACGGGTGCTCGGCAACGGTAACCCCGTCACAAGGTCGGCCTTTCGTTCGGGCAGTCAAGCTCGATGCCCGAATCGCCGACCGTTCACAAACTTCAACTCAGTAAAACACTATGGCAATTTTATCAAAAGGGAACACTTATTCTAGCGGGGATGCAGTCACCTCCGCCAACTTGAACAGCTTGGTAGATTCGGCGACTTTCGTTTCCGGTTCGAACCAAACGACCGACGATTCGACTCTTGAAGTCCACTCAAGCGGATACCTAAAGATTAAAGACGGGGGAGTGGATACGACTCAACTCGCGGCCGGTGCGGTAGATTCTACAAAGCTCGATGCCTCGTTTGAAATCACGGCCGGCGAGATTGCGGACAATGCGGTCACTCTAGCCAAGATGGAACACGGCACGGCCGGGGACCTACTTAGTTATAACACTTCCGCCGAACCCGTAAGAGTAAGCTTGGGGGCGGCCAGTACATACTTACGAGTAAATGCGGCGGCTAATGCCGTTGAATGGACTTCAGTTGCTCCTACCTCAAAATACACCGCCGCTTGGGCCACTTCCCATGGAGGCACTACGGTCGCAGATTCAGCGACCATCACCATTACCCACAATCTAGGGACCACTGACGTCGTTTGGACTATGTACGCCAATTCTAGCGCCTCGGACACTGGCGCATCTTCCATACACGGCCATGACGTTTTTACAAGCGGGCGGTTTGGGGCGGTGGTGACAAATTTAACTAGTAACACCATCACTTTTGACTTAGCCCAAAACGGATATTCAAAAGGCAATGGTAGTGGGGCAACTACAACCCAGTCATTTACTGGTGACTATGTAAAAGTAGTAATCATCGGATAATGGGCCACCTGAAGACAGACCTCCTCAAAAAGCTCAAGGGGCTCGCTCCCTTCGAGCAAATCATTGCGATTTATCAGGACAAGTCTTTCTTTTTCAAGGAGCTCAATAACTATTTGGTCGGTGGCATGGTCATCTCGAATCCATCGTTTTTTATGATGCTCAAGCCAATCGAGAAAGCCAAGGAGCCAAGCGCTCAATGGTTCGTAAAAGAGCCTGATACTTGGTATGTCCGATGGGTAGCCGGGCAAGGATGCGTAAAGGCAATGATGGATGCGGTTTCCCCTTTGCCCTTCGTCCAATTCCGAAGAATTTCCACGAACGGAGAGACCGCATTGAGGACATACTCTTGGGACAAACTTTACAAAAAGGTATCAAATGAACGATCCACTTAAACAGGCCGCTGGCCTTCTCAACGATGCCGCCCCTCCGGGCGAGCGTCTAATCTATGCCAACCCGGTCGAGGAACTCGCTCTCAAGAACATGGGAGGGCAGGGGGCTCCGGCCGCTGGAGGCATTCCCTCCTACAAGAAGGGCAAAGTCTCACCCCCTCCGCCTAGAGACGTAGGTAGAGAAACGAGAGACACTCTCCAGGCTCAAGTTGACCTGGCTCCCGAGCTCTACGCTTCCGAGGCGAAGTATCGCCCTCAATATGCAGACCTCGAGCGAAGAATGCAACTCGAGCAACTCGGGGTCGATCCGAGCAAGAGCCTTCTCCAGGCATACGAGGAAGATATCGCCCCGTCGATGGCTCGCCAAAAGGCGGCAACGGTAGGCGGGGACATTGACATTCTCCGCCAATACGGTCCCGAGCTTTTGAAAGCTCAACGGGAAGCCGATCCACTCGCCGATTCACTTCGGACGGGAATCATGGAATCAGCCTCCGAGGATTTGTTCGCCGGTCAGGGGCTCACTGCAACCGAAAGGATGGATCTCGATCAGCAAGTGCTGGCGGGAGCCGCTGACCGGGGGATGGAAGGACAAGCTTCGACTTTACAGCAACAGATCGGACAAAGGCTCGGGGCAAACCGAGGAATCAAGCAACAACGACTTGCCAATGCGGCCAATGCCTATCGACTCGGGGCGCAAGATCCATTGTTTGCATTGACCGGTCGAGCGACCAGCACTCCCCAACAAGCAATGGCACAATTCGGCTCGGCAGGATTCTCCTTGGACTCGTCTCCTGGAATATTCAATCCCGAATCGAATTATGCGGGACAATTGGCGACTCAGAACTGGCAAGGGACTATGGACGCTCGAACGGCCACGGCATCAAATAGGGCGGGGATTTTCTCAGGAATATTAGGGGGCGCGAGCAATGTCGTCGGTGGCATGGCTCGAGGAGGAACTGGAATCTTTAGGGCTTAAAGCTATGGCAAGAACACCATTTTACGGAAGAGGACCGGGACCCGGAATTGCCCGGATGAACATGCAAGCGGCAACTGCTCCTGGTAGGTTTGCAAAAGACTCGCTTACCGAAGCCGGCCGAGCCGCAGGAGACGCAATCGAGACATACTCGAAGAACAAGCAACGGAGCGAAATGCTCGACGGGCAGATCGGGACTATCCTGATGAACATGACTCCCGAACAACAGGCTCAACTCGAAAATAATCCCATCGGGAAGACGCTTAAAAAGTTTGTTAATCAGGACTTATCGCTTTCCGGTAAAGAATCACTATTAGGATCTCTTGCAATTGACATGCAGATGGATGCCCAGCGGAGGCAAACAGACCAGCAAGATTGGCTATTTAACCGACAAAAAGCAGAGCACGAAGCGATCAAACGATTCAATCAAAGATCGACGGGCATGATCCCCAACCCCGAAGTCGAAAAGATTGATGCGGAAATCGAGCAGGAACAACTGGGCTTGAATAGGGTAATGGATGCTCCCCCGACCGTTAGCGCATCAGGCATCCCCGCCCCCTCGCAAGACCACTTGGCCGCAGGGTTTAGGGCAAGGATCAAAGCCCTTGAGGAGAGCAAGGAGGCTCTTGACTCTCAAATCCCAATGATGGCGGCTGACGGGCAAACTTTCGTTGATCGCTACGGCACTCCGACGAGCCCGGAGGAAGCCCAACTTGTCCGTGAAGACTACATTCGCCGCCAAACTGCCAAAGCCCCGAAAGGAGGCTATACGGTGGATATTCAACACCCTGACGGCACTCCTCACACTTACAGAATGTACGATGACGGGAGCCGAAGATATATCGGCCCAGCTCCGGCTCAGGGAAGAGAATACATGTCGGTTGACGAACAACTTGCTGTCTATGAACAGAAAGGACTTAGCGAAGCAAATGTCGCGCGTTTAACGGAGTTGGACAAAAATTTGCGAGCATCGATTGACACGGCGGATACGGCTCGCAATGCACTCGCAACTCTCACCCGACTGCCTGATGATGCAAAAACGGGTGGATTCACCGAGTCTATCAATGAGATTCAGAAATATCTAAACTCAGCCGGATTTGATTTTGATCCCGAAACATTGAGAAGAATAGGAAATACCGAGCAGTTTATGCAACAAACCGGGGAGTTTTTATTTGATAGTATCGCAGAAACAAAAGGATCGATCTCAAATGCGGAGATGGCAATCTTTCGAAGCATTAACCCAGGGATGAGACAATCTAGGCTTGGTAATCAATTGATGCTTGAGTTTATAGCTACAGCAGGAGAGCGCGCAAAGCGCAAACTTCGCTACAAACAAGACCTCGAAGCCGATGCGCTATCGTCACGGGAAATGGTTCGGGCTTTAGACGAGTTTGACAAGCTTCCCAGGAATAAAATTACCCAAATTCTTGACCCAATTATCGGAGACGGAGGCCAGTCGGCCAGCCCTTCGGCCCCTCGCTCGGGAGCCAGGCAAGTCCCGCAAGGTGGCGGAGTC